GTCAGCATAAGGATTGATGAACGATTGCGTTGAAAGCTGGTAATAGTTTGTCGAGTTGTTAGCCGTGCTGCGACTGATGACAAAGGCATACTTCGTCGCTGCCGTCAGTGTGGGAAGCGTAAGAAACTTAAAATTGTATGAGAGATATGAAGTCGTGAGCGTGGAGCCGCTTATTACCGTCGAGGTAGCAAGCGAAGCGCCGATTGGCAAGCCAGAGCCGTCAACGGCGTAGATGTTGAGAACCAGATCGTCTGTTGGAGCGGCAACTTTTCTCAGAGTTACGGAGATAGACGAAATTATTGTGTTACTGCCGCCAATCGTAAACGACTGACCGCACCTGAAATCAGACGTAGTTCCGCAAGGAATGAAGCCGCTGTTATCCGTAGTAATCGTTATATAGGCGGCATCGACCGCTGTGGTTTTCGATACTGCGAACGGCCCGACCGGCGCGACCGCCGTCGATATGCCAGTGATGGTGACGGGAAGCGCCATCAGCGCACCGCTAACAGTTCACGCCCACGCTTGAATATGCCCGCGTCAACCTCGCCGCGCTTCACCGCAAGCCGCCGCCCAGCCCGGTCGCTCTGCATGAACATCCTGCGGCAGTCGTACATCCGACATTCGTACGGCGCACGATCGTGGATCGTGCAGCCGTGCTCGCCCAAATAAAAGCAATCCCCGTTCGGTAGCCGATCGAGAATCAGGTACGGCGCCTTGCCTGGCGTGTGACATACAGCAGTGCGATAGGCCGCCGGATCGTCGCCACGATCAACCCGGATTGGTGTCATCATCCTGCAACAGAGAGAACATTTTCCGCACGGAACGATTGCGCGTTCCATGTCACGTCACTGTCAACACGCCATTGGCTGCGTCAAAGTCGACGGTAAATGTCTCCGTGTCGCCAAGCGTGACACTCGACAAGTAGTCGTAGTAACCAACCGATTTGTTGGTCGCACTGCTGTTGTAGAGGATCGCGTATCTAAACGGCCCAATGCCGCCGGCAGTCGCGGTGAACACGGTGTCGACCAGAATCAGCTTGAACACACCGGCCGTGGTCGTGCCGCTCGTCGTCGTGATGGTGTTACCACCAGCCGTGTAGCCGTTCGCCGCAGCGGGCGCGGGCGCAACCGTGGTGTTCCACACCGTATCGGTCGCCTGCGTCGGCGCCGTGTTGGTCAACGCGACCTTGAACACGGCAGTCGCCAGGTTGTGGCCTGCCTTACTCAACTCATCGATGAATGTGTAGTATTTGTTGAATGCGTTGGCCATCGGTCTCCCCTCTATGCGTGCCCGTGAATGTCACTGTCGTCGTCCGGATTGAGCTCCTGCGGACCATGCGCATTGGCCATGTCGACCAAATGCTCGCCGATCAGGCGGATCCTGCCCGGCTCGGTAATACCCGTGATGGTGTTGAGCGTGACGTGCTCGCCGCCCTCGTCCGGCCGCACCAGGATCAGCATGAATTCAGGGACAGAACCCTGAAAGCGCGTCGTCAATACATGATTGATGCCGTTGGCCAACGCCTTGAGATCGTCGTGGGTTTGCTTGCTGCTCACAGCCGCATGCCTCCGTAGCGTCGCACGATCGGCTCGTCGGGTAGCGGCGGGATGACCCAGCCGGTGTGCTTCGGCTCCGGTGGTTGTATCACCGGAAGCGACTTCCACGCCAGCGACAAGTAGCGGAAAGCATCTGCGTAGTGCGAGGTCCAGTCGTGCTCGGCGTCCTTGCCGAAGGCGCGCAACTCGTCGTCCCACTTGCGGTGATAGAGCTCCAGCGCCGTGATCAGCACCTCTTCGCAGCGCGGGTGGAAGACGCACAGCGCCAGCGTCCTGCGCGCGGCCTCGATGCCGTCGAGCTTGCTTGCGTCGCGCACCAGCATGGGATTGAGACCGTGCCGCTGCATGCTCTCGACACGCGTGCGGCCGATACCCCATTCCTTGACCTTGGCGTCGTGCGGGACGAAGTCGGTGCCGTCGATCCAGCCGTGCTGCTTGCGCCGGCCTTCGACAACCTCGGCGTAGTGCTCCAGACCGACGTTACTGGCGCCATACACGTCCAAGATGAAACACTGCCCGCCTACCATCTGGAACCAAATCACGGCAGTGTCGTCGCGCACGCCAATGTCCCAAGCGCGATGCACCGGGAGGGCGTAGTCCGGCACGATATCGGTGATGCGCTGCTCCTTGCGCACGTCGAGCATTTCAAGCGCGAAGAAGGAGCCGAGCACGCTCGAATTAAAGTCGACCATGTACTCGCTTTGAAATTGGCTGGTGCCAACGTCGCGTCCGAATAATGCAATATATTCCTTCAGTGACGCTTCGAGCTGTTCGGCGGATAATGCCTTGGTTTCGAATGCTGTGAGTTTTTCGGCGAACCATCCCGGAGTTTTAAGCGCCATGTCATACATGGTCTTTGCGTGATTACGCCCGCGCGGTGTGGTGATGAATGCGGCCCAGCCGTTATTCTCTTCGAGTATTGGCCGGTGATAAGCCCACGCCGCGGGATGCGCTAGTGCCCACTCTGAATAACAAATGCCCACAGCGCTCGCACCCATCTGGGCGTTGTAATTATCTGAGCCGATCAGCTGCCACGTACTCTGATTATGAAAGCGGATCAGCATCTGACCTTCGTTCGTGCTCTCACGCATGAACTGCGGGAAGGCTTCGTCAATGCGCCGTATGCCAGTGTGCGGGTTGATCGCATTCCACAGGGCTTTGCGGCATTGCTCGTAGGACGGCATGCAGTGCCACAGGTTACCGACCCTGGTCGTGGCGGCGCACGCTGCACGGTGCAGCATCACGTCGTCCTTACCGGCCCGGCGGTGCCAGATGGCAATGGCGCGCTTACCGCCGCCGCTGAGGTAATGATAGAGGTTCTTTTGATATTCGCGCGGCTGCCAATTATTCGGCAACCTCATCTTTGCCGTTGCCATTAGCGTGCCCGTTCGCCTTGTGCTCGATCAGCTTCGCATCGTCGCCCGGCTTGTCGTCGAAGCGCTGAATGACTTCAATGATAATGCGACCGTCGCCCTTGGCCTCGACCTCGATCGGGATAATGCGCGAGAGGCCGGACAGGAAGGCGACAGGATGCTCCCGCGCCCGCTCAACTAGATAATTGACCAGACCATCGTCGCCCCCGCCGCCGGCAATCTTGGCGGCGAGCAGGTAGGCGTCTTTAAGGATGAGCGTGGGCATGGTTGGGCCAGGAGGGCGGCCAGCCGGGTTGGCCACCTGACCCTTCTGAAAACTTGTACTATTTGCCGCCATCTCAGCCCAGTTGTGAAATGGGAAAGACGCGTTCTAAGCCTCGCTGGTGCGTTTGTCGAGCGACCCTCATCACCCTAGCGGGCGCCCCTCAAAATCGCTCTACGGGGCTCCTGGGGGCCGCTGCGCCGTATCCTGGCGCCAATAGAGCAACCCGTCGTGCGGCAGCTTGGGGTACTTGATACGCGCCATGGTCCTGGCGGCATCGCGTGCCCTGGTGAGGTTGACCATATCAGACACCTCCCCGTCCGGCCAGTGGATACGCCACATACTTGAATACCGCTCGTCTGGTTTGACCCAGGCGAGCGGCTTTTTTGACTTGCCGTAGTACAGCGCGTGCATCGTTCACCCTTTGGACCAGGGAGACAAACCCTTATAGGGTGATCATGCCGCCACCTCAACGTCCTTGCGGACCGCGACGCGGACCGACGGCTTGACCTGGGTGAAGATGGTGTGCGCGGTGCGGAACTGGACTGACGTGTGCGCCAGCAGCAATTCCTCGATCTTGTCTTTCATGACCTTGTCGTGGCCTTCGCGCACAGACGGCTCGGTCACCGTGATGGCGTAGACGTCGCCCTGATACTTGCCGGGGCCGACTTCGACCATGACGGCCTTGAGGGCCTTCATTTCGTTCTCGATCTGCGCCAGCTGGGTGTTCAGCGCGCCGAGGCGGTCGATCGTAGTGGTCAGGTTGGTTGTGGTCATTTGCGTGTGCTCCGTTGGTGTGTGATTAGCGTTCCTGGCGGGTAACGGCGTCGACGAAGGCAGACTGCTGCGGGGTGAGGTTCATGCCGCACCCCCTTTCCCGGACAGCACATCATCGAGCAGGACGGGCCCCGGCCTGGAGACACTAACGACCTCGGCAAAGGCGAGACCACCCTTCGCCCGTATCCAGCCGCACTGCCCTTCCAGGGCCTTGGTAGCCGACGCGCGGCTGCTGGAAAATCCCGAGCGTGTGTGAAAGGTGCCATTCGCATCGAAGCCTTCCCAGAGGAAGGCTGCGCCATACTCGCGATCGCTCTTGCGGGTAATGGTCTTGCCGTTCGAGAAGGTGGCGGTGTAGGCGGTCTTCATGGTGTAGGCCTCGGTTCGGGGTTATTCGTCTCAGTGATTGATACATAAAGGGCTGCCCTTAACCTGTCAAGGGCTGCCCATAACTTTTTTCAAATTATTTTATCCGGGGCATTGCGGGCGTGGCGGTGCTGGGTCGCACACCACGCCCGCATGACGCTACGCCTGCGCGGGATCCTGCCTACGCCTGCGGTTGCGTGCCAGACCGAGCATCATGCCAGCCGCGGCGATGATACCGGGAATGCCGGCGCCGACGATCGGCCCGGGGACCGCGAGCGGCACGATGTAGAAGCTCTCGCCGCCGTCGGTGCCGCCCTCGAACTGCGCCTGGAAGATCAGCCGATCGCCCACGTTGAGCCCCGACAGGTCGAACCCGGTCAGCAGGTAGTCACCCTTGCCGTTGCCCGGGCGGATGTCCGGCATCAGGTAGGGGCCATTAAAGAACGACAGCAGGTCGATGTTATTGTTGCTGCCGTCGACCCGCCACAGGCGGAAGGTGTCGAGCGTCATAGCGGGTGCGCCCTCGGCGGAGTTGACGTCGATCACCACGCCGAAGGTAACGCGGTCGGCCAGTGCCGTGATGATCTGGCCGGCGCTGTAGGGTACGGCGTTGACCTCGTCACCGCTTGGCAGACTGCCGCCGACCAGTGCCGTCGAGAAGAAGTTGCCGCCGGCCGTCTGTCCGGTATTGATGAAGTTGTTGAACCCAAAATCGATCGGGTTGTGCGCCTGTTGGGTGGCGCAGATGATGCAGGGGGCGCTTGCCGACTGCGGCACTGCGGAAGCGTCGTCCAGAATACTGATCGAGAGTGCGCCGGCGTAGGCTGGGGCGGATAACGCCCCCAGCATCGCCGCGGTGAGCAGCAGCTTTCTCATGAGGTTCAATCCTTAAGGTTGGAGTGTCGTCGACGCGGCAAGGCTACGCCGAAAAGGGCAGCGATTGCCACGGTTGTTTTTTAGACCCCCTTCCGCCCGGCCCGATAGTCCTTGAGCCACTCCCGCCCTTCCTTGATCGCGATTTCGTCGGCGCGAACGCGCTTCATCACCTGGTAGAATTCGACCCAGCGCTTGTTGAACAAGTCGCGCCTGTCCTCGTACGCCTGCAGCTTGTCGGCGCTGGAGATGCGCCAGTCATACGAGCCGAGCTCGTGTTTTGCCTGCACCGCCTTTTGCGCGTAGTGCAGACTGGCGACGTTGATGCAATCGAACAGGTCTTCCGCCTGCTCTGCGGTCAGCTTGAAGGTGTAGGTGGGGGTGGTCATCTGGATTGCTCCTGTCAGCTGACGATCAGCCGGTCGCCAAGACCGGGGAACTTTTTGCGCAGGGCGTCTTCGATCTGCTTGGGGGTGATCTTCGGCTTGGGCTCGCTGCACTTGACACAGCACGGCGTGCCGTCGGCGAGCTTGCCGCCCCAGCTGTGATCGCATTTGCTAGTATCGGTCTGCTTGGTCATTTGCCTGTCTCCGTTTGATTAGAGGGTACCGACGCGCTCGCCGTCTTCGTAAATCGCGACATAGAAGCCGAGGGTGTTTTCCTCGACAGTGTAGGTCCAATCGGCGTCATCAGCCGCGTTGGCATCGGCGATCGCCTGAGCCGCCTCGAAGGTCTTGTGGCAAGTGAAGCGAGAGGGCATCGGTGTTCTCCGTTCCAGTGATCACCACAATAAGGGCTGCCCTTTACCCTGTCAATAGGGCTGCGCAATTATTTCATGCGCCCGTCCACAGGTCGTCGATCGGGTCGTCGAGGCCTGTCGCCTCGCTGATGCTGTCGAGCGGGTCCGCGATGCTCTTGCCGACCCGCACCACTGTTGCGCCGGGCCAAGTGAGCTTCGCCTTGTGCGTCGCCTGGTAGCTCGACAGGATGTGGGCAATCTCATCGAGCGTGTAGACCGCAACGGCGCGCCCCTTCGCCAGCCGGCTGTCGTAGTCCTTGGCGATCGCCGCGACGCTACCGTCCTCCAGGGTGACCTCCCACACATCGTCGGGCTTGCGCACCGCCTTGGCCAGGTCCGCCGCCATGTTGAGCGCCTTGTACGCATTGACCATCCGCGGGGCCTCGCGCAGCACGTCGGCCAGGGCGCCGTTGGTCACGGCCATGTTGAGCAGGTAGCGCTGCCGGTCGAACTTCTCCCGCAGGGGAGTGTCGACCAACAGCCTCAGCCTGCCGTTGCCCCACTTGTCCTCCATGGCGACGGCCACGACGTCGACGCCGTCGAGGGCCGCACGCCCGACGATGTATTCGCCGTGGCTGCGGTCCCATGACCTGGAGGTGTAGGGCTTGGGGATGGGCTTAGGCTTTGCCATGACGACCCCGCTGGACCAGCGTGGCATTGGCAAACGACAAAACGTCATCCGAAGGTGCGTGGGCGGGAACCGCCTGCGCCTTAAGCATGTCGAGGAACCACATCCCTTCCTCCTGCCCCAGGTTGTCGATGATCTTTTGCCGGCACTGGCTCTGCGCCATTTGTGCCAGACGTGAGCGGCTTATTGCCCACTGCATGACTGCGTCGGCATCTGCCTGATCGAGGTATGCCTGCTTCAGTTCCGCAGCCAGTTCGGACAGGTACTTCATTCCCATGATATCCTCCGTTGCCTTATTTTGCGATGCAGCAAAAACAGCCTGATACTTCCACCCCGGCGGGCCGAAAGGCCGCCGGAGGTGTCTATAGGGACCCAACTTCCGTGAACCTCCGTGAACCTCCGTGAAATGATTTCAATGACTTGGCACATAGACTTCCGTAACTTCCGTAGAAACCTCCGTCCAATGATTTCAATGACTTACGAGCAACCTCCGTGAACCTCCGTGACCTATTGCGGTGCAACATGGGGCACAACCTTGAGGCCACGCATCTTGCTTTCTGTATTATAGATTTCATTTACCAGCACCTCATCGATCAAGGCTTTTTCCATCCACTCCTTGCCGATCCTGGCCGGAATTTTGAACTTCACCTGCATGATCCTTGGCGCGTATCTCTCACCCGACTGCGGCGAGGACGACCACGGCTTGCCCATCGCCCACCCCTCGGTGATGGCGTACAGAATGCGATCACGCATGTTCTGGTCGGGCCACTTCCCGGCAGCGTCGGGGGCATCGATCGGATCAAGCACCAGTGACGTCTGTGTGCCGAAGGGACCAAGCTCCAGCTTCGTCACCTTGAAATGCTGCGTATCCCCGTCCTCGCCGGCCTTGAGCTTGGAGACGTAGAACGACCCCTCCATCTCGCCGACCTCGCGGCGCATCTCAATCACGAAGTCGCCCGCGGCAGGGATCACCGTCGACCCGCGCATGCCGCCGGCCTTGCTGACGTGGTGCAGCCCGATGACCGTCGTGCCGAACGTCTTGCGCACGGCATCGCAGCCGTTGACGAACGTCGTCATGTCCTTTTGCAGGTTCTCGTCAACGCCGGGCAGCACCCGCGACACCGTGTCGACGAACACTGCAGCGATCGGCTGCTGCGTTTCGTCGGCGATCGCCTGCACGGTCGCCAGCAGCCTTTCGATGTCGCCCTTCTGGGTGAAGTTGATGCTCTCGCGAATGAGGCGAAAGGGTATGCCGCTGATCTTCACGCCGCGATGCTGCTCCCAGGCCAACAGCCGGAACTTGAGATCAGAAAAGCCTTCACTCGAGATGTAGACCACCGTGCCGTTCTGGCCGATCTGCCTGCCCCACCACTCCGTTTGGCCGGTCGCCAGCGAAAGGCTCAGATCCAGCGCAAAGAACGTCTTGACGCTGCTCGGCGCACCGAAAATGAACCCGAGCGCATTCTCGACAATCAGGTCCGCGACCAGCCACTTCGGGTCCGGCATGTTCAGGATATCGTCCACGGTCAGGCGCTCGTACAGTTGCGGGTCGGTCTTGTCCGCCTCGTCCGTGACAGGCCTCGGTTCCGGCGCCGGCTGCTTGGCGTCGCGCACGAACCCTTCGTCGCCCCAGCGCCGCATGGCGGCCTGGAACTTTTGCCAGAACAACGTTGGACCACGCTTTTCCTGCTCCAGCCCGTCGCGCTTGTTGGCGTAAAACTCCTTGGTTTGGACCTTGCGCTCGTATTCCCCATAGGCCTCCTCTGCGAGTGCTGGCCACGCACTTTCAGGCCGCATCATGGGAGCCTGCCGGTACATTTCCAGCACGGCATGCCACACCACGTCGCGCATCACCTGCTCGCGGCCGTCCGTGACGTTGCCGAAAGCATCGACCGCAATCGCCGGGTCGACAGCCGGCCGGGCAGTAAATCCGCCTTCCCGTCCGAATGACTGCCCGGCCGCACCGCCATGCTCCTTGACCAGCGCCGCAATCGCGTCCAGCAGCCACGTGGGCGCTTCCGCGACGTCGACCTCGCCCGGAGCCTGCCCAGGCAGCCAGGCGTACTCCACGCCGCTCTCGTGCATACTGGGCGGCAGCATCGCGAAGCCACCATGCCCGCGAATGTCCACGCCGCGCGCCGTCTTGCAGGTCGGCACCACGACGCCGGCCGGCGCACGGAACAGCAGCTGCCGCCCGCCGCCGCCGGTGCGCTGTTCTACAGTCTCGAACGGTAGATTGTTGTTGTGCACGGCCAAGAGGCCATTCCACCACTCGTTGGCGGATGTGGTTTTCTGTGTATCGAGGTCGATGATGAACTGGTTGTCGCTGCACGGCCCAGTGATCAGCCCCATGTTGCGCCGCGTGGCGTTCTCCGCCCAGATCCGGTCGAAGTCGGCCTGCGGGATCAGCTCGCTCTGGATCTCGCGCCACCCCTTCAGGCGCGGCCGCTTCCACTGCTTGTGCTCCGCAGGGCTCCAGGCCGGCACCACCTGGAAGCGGTGCGCGCGGTACATCGCGGCCCATTGCGGCGGGTCCGCAAAGTCCGGATCAAATCCGTTTGCGCCAGTGCCAGAGCCTGATATGGTCATGAACTACACCTGTAAGGTCAAGTTGCAGGTTCGGGCCGGCAGGGGGAGCAGCCTCTGCCGGCCCAACTTTTTAGCCTAGCCGAAGTCCGACAGATCGAGCGGAGGCGCAGCAGCGATCGCCGCGCTCGCGGACGCAGGCGGCTGTGCACGCGTACCGCCCGTCGACGGCGGGCCGGCAGCAGCGGCACCATTGCCGGCAGCAGCAGGCGCCACAACGCCGGCACGCCCCTTCCACTCCAGGTCACCACGCGGCGCCCAGCCGGCGATCTTCAGGTTCGGACGGTAGTTCGAGGACACCTTGTTCCCCGAGCCAGTCTTGATCATCGTAATGCCGTCCATCACCACCACCGGCAACTTGCCGGCATTGGCGGGAGCGTCCTTCAGGTAGTCGCGGAACAAGGTCTCGATGCCGTTGAGGAACGCCTTCGACGTGCCCATCACTTCGCGCACGGGCCGATCACCACCAATGTCCTTGGCCAGCTTCAGCATGAAGCGCAAACCGTGCTTGTAGGTCGCGCCCGGTTGCGCCGGGAACTGCGCGGTCTTGCCAAGCAGGTCCCTCATCGCAACCAGCGAGGACAACGGCGCCGACCCCGACGGGAACGCAATCCAGCCGGTCTCCAGGTTCTCCAGGTCGAAGATTGCCTTGAAGTTGCGCGTGACGTCGACCGGCTCGGGCAGAAACCCTTGCCCGCTGTCGACCCGATCGATGCGAAACCACAACCCGGCGCGGGCGTCGTATTTGACTATCGGTAAAAAGTCACCACCGGCAGACGGCTCGGTGGAAAAGCCAAAGATGTTGCTCATAGTCGTCACTCCTTGCCGCTGTCAGGCCGGCGGCGTTGCCAATCCCGGTTGCTGCCGGGAATTACAGTATCTGGTATGCCTCCGCTGCTAGATGCCCCAAAGCTTGTATGCAGTGGCGCGTGCTTCCGGGTTGCCCCAGTAAAAACTATCCAGCGCAGGCGCAAAAAGCGTCAGATAATAAGCCGGATTGTCACTGAGCGAAAGCAGGTTTTCCACGTTCACCGCGATCTTGCGCAACGCCTCGCGATGCGCCAGCACGTTCTCCAGCCGGTAGGTCTCCAATTTGCGCGGCGTGACGTAGATCAGCCTTGCGTCAAGATTGTCCGATGCCGCATAGAGTGCAACCTGCCGGGCGTGCCCGATCTTTATTTCGGACGGCATCCGCTCGGTCGTCTTCAGGTCCGCCAGCATGCCGTGCTGGCTCCATTGATAGTCATAGTACCCGACGATCGGCAGCTTGAGCCCTTCTGGCTTCCACTCCACCAGCCCTTGCATGCCGTCCGGCTTGCCGTACCCGCGCAGCTCCTTCAGCGCCGTCTTCACCATGTCGGCAATGGTCTCGCGATACTTCTCGCGCCGAGGGTCGCCAGACAAGGCAGACAGGGTGTCGTACTTCATGTGCGCGACGTCGACGCAGTCCTTCAGTGACGCATCGAGGTCGTTCAAGCCGTGCGACACGCCGTCCTCGACCGCCACGCCGCGGTGCGCGGGACTGCCGACCGATTGCTTTTCGCCGATGACATATTCTGCGATGAACATCGACGGACATTCGGCGTACAGGTTCAACTTGCTGGCGCTGTGGCGCAAGTAGGTGGGGATCATTGAATTATGTGTTTCCATGTTGAAGAGCCATCCGCCTCATCCAGCATGGCCATAATCCGGTTGCGGAATATGGTGCGTTCTTTCTGTTCCAGCTCGTTTAGACAAAATGCGAGAACCGCAGCACAAGCAAACATCGTGTCGCCGATTTCCATGTCGGAAACCGCATCGAACACGGTGTCGGTGGCTTTCTTCATGATTTTGATTTTTTCCAACGTGGTCATTTCAGCACTCCTGCTGCTCGCAGACCGTTCATTGCCTCATCGAGCGAATGCGCCAGGAGGTACGGATGCCCCAGCGCCTCGCACACCTTTTGAAATTCGACTTGCTCGGCAGTCTGCCGGCCCTTGGCGGTCTTCAGTTCCAGCCAGACCACGCGCCCGTCGCCGAGCATGATGCAAATGTCCGCCACGCCTGCGCGCATTCCTTCCTTTTTCATCCGCGCCGCCAGCCCCATCGACCTGCGCGCCGCGTTCGGTACGGCAAACCAGTACGCCTCCTTCACGGCGTGTAACCCCAGATGCTGCAGCACCATGACCTGCAGACGATGCTCACTGAGTAGGCCCTTGCGGTAGTCGGAGAGTTTCATAAACAAAAGCCTATTGACAATTCGCGCCCCTGTCAATTAGGCTGCCCTTATCACTCAGCGGAGCGATCGATGCCGGTCAATGACGAGAAACTGTTGCGGGTGGCTGCAAAGGAACTTGAGCGCTTGCGCCAGGAAAACGCGCGGCTGCGGCAGGAAATTGTGCGTTTGCACATTCGCCGTAGTGAACGCCCCGGGCAAGACTACGCAACCTACCCGGGGCGTCAACTCGAAACCACAACAAAGCAGCAGGAAGGTACCGCAGGAAAGAATGAGTGACAACATGGAATTGAGCGAACGCGAGCAAATTGCTTTCGGGATGCTGTCGAAACGCGGGATCGTGTCCGCTGACGAGATCCTGAAAGAGCTGAAGCGCAACAAGGTCAAGATCAATGGCGCACGAGCCACCCACAGCCTCAGCGTCCTGATGAAATACCTGACCGCCAAGGCGTGTCAGGAAGGTTGGATCATCACCATGGTCGAAGGCGGCCGAGGCGTCGGCAACAAAGCATCCTACAGCATGGAGAAGAAGTTCTGATGACCAGGGAAGAAGCCGAAACCGCGATGAACAAGATGCTCGACGAAGCCGCCGCAAAGGGCGTCGATCGCAACGTTGAAACACTGCGGTACACCAACAAGGCGCTGCGCCGGGGCCTGTTGCCCTCTGAGCCGCAATTCCCCGGCACAAGGCCCGACGGCGATATGGCCATAGGTGAATACATGGTTGGTACTGCTTCCGGAAATCAAAACCCGGTCCAGCTGGTGAGCAATGCACTCACTGACGCGCGCCGCATCGTCGACAACTTCGAAAAGAGCACGATCGAACTGGAAAGCAAGATTGCTGAGCTGGAGGCCCGGCTTAGCGGGGAACGCGATCGATGCACCAGACTGGAAAAAATGCTGCAGGAAATCGTCGATCTGGTGTCGCCGCGATGAAAGCCACCGTCATCCTGGCCATGATACCTCTTGGCCTTGCCACTGCCTTCCTGCCGCGCGGGCCAGACCCCCAGCCGGCCAAGGCGGAGACCTTCAAGCAGCGGTTCGAGGCAGTCTATCCGAAGCACACCTTCGAGGAGCGCTGGTGGCCCGGGGAAGGCCTCCCAGACGCACAGGGAAGCCCGCCTGTCGATTTATTGGCGCCCAAGGTCGTCCGCACCATCCGGATCACCAAAGACGCTGTAGCGCCTCCCCAGGAGGTCGAGCCGGTTGCTGAGGCGCCGTTGCCGGTTCCGCGTCCGCATACCACCATCAAGCCCAAGGTCCGCCCGATCCGGGTCGCCGACATTTGCGCCCGACACGGCATGCACCGGGTCGACTACGGGCGAACCTGGAGGTGCCGCAAATGACATTCGTCGAGTGGCTGATGACGAAATTGCGAGCCTTTGTCCCCCGGCGCGCGAAACCGCAACCCGCCATTCTGCCGCCACCCCTGCCGCCGGTCGTGGCCCGGCCTGCTTCGCTGCCGCCCCCGGAACTGCACGAGCCGGTCCCGCCGCCCCTTCACCGGACTTCCCCTGGCCCCTCAGCCAACCGGGCCGAGCGCCGCAGGCTCGAACGACTGCGCCGCCGACACGATAAGTTCGTCACCCCGAAGGGGCCAAAGCCGGCAAAGATCGAGCGCGAAGCGGTAGAGCCAAAGCCGAAGCCGAAGCCGGATCCCGTCCCGCCTCCCGAAGTTCCCGAAGGGCCCAGGGAGGCCTCTGGCAACTTCTACATGGCGGACAAGCACCACGAAGATCGCGAAGGGAAGAACGTCCTCTACGTGGAAACCGAAATCCACGGCATCTTCAGCTTCCGCGACACCATCCTGCAGCAGTTGGAGCTCTACTTCGTTTACCTGGAGCGTATGAGACGGCGCGACAGCGATGCCTACGCGCTCTACCGGCAGGTCGGCGCGATCGTCGTCCCCTACCTCGCCAACAACGCGCACTATCGCAACCTGCCGGAAAGGGATGAAGGGCCTCTCGGCCCACAGAAACCCCTAACGGCATGGTTCAAGCAAACGAGGCCGGGCTTTGGTTGCTTTGTCTATGGCGTGGATCCGGAAACGGAAAAGTTCGAAGCAAAGCCCGCCCCCCAAAAAGACGGCGAGAAGACCACGTGGTGGGTTCCCAAGTTCATGTACTTCACCAAATATTCCAAGCCGCCGCCGGAATTCGAGCGAATGTCCGGAGGCGACATCTACTCCATGACGATCTGGTGGGACCAGCCGTTCAATCCGAAGTTCGCCAGACGCCACAAGAACGGCGTGCCGCAGCAGTTCGGGATTTTCGTCAGCGCCGACGGCAGCAAGGTCACGGCACTGCGCGTGATCGAAACCAAATATATCAAGGTTCATTCCCGCAAGGGTCACGAATTCTTCCGGGTGCCGCAGCGGCTGTGGCACATCCCGAACACCTACCAGGAATGGGCGCGCGACCACAAAGTAGACGTGCAGCGCTTTCTCACCGACATCTTCATCGACGCAACCTTCCGTCTGGAGCTGGCGCAAGGATCGATGATCCGCGTGGCGGCGAGCAAAAAAGACATGACGGCGGTGTTCGGTGTCGAAGTTGACCGCATGCCCTACTTCTTCCAGGACCGCGACATCCACCTCAACGAGGACGGCCACCGCAAGCGCATCTTCCATATGGTCCGGCCGCACCAGCGAGCGAACGGCACGACCGTAGGGTTTCACTTTCGCGGAGAGCGCAACTTCACCTGGGCCGGCTATGACGTGGCGATCACGGTGCCGGGGCGTGACCACTACATGCTCGACGAATTCAACGTCGGTGCGCACGACGAATATTGGGATAACAAGGGCATTCGCATGAAAGAGCTGGGCGCCATGCTGTCCAAAGACATCAAAACTGGCCGTGGAGGAATGAGATGACTGATCTAGTAGAGCGGCTGCGCGCCGCCGACATCAGCGGGCACGGAAGCTATTCCGCTCTGGTGCGCGAGGCCGCCGACGAGATCGAGCGGCTGAACGGCTTGGCCGCCCGGCAGGATGGATTGATCGAGCGGCTGAAGGCTGAGATTGCCGAATGGAAGAAGGTAGCAGACGCAAGCACACCGGAAGCCTTCAGGCTGCAAATGAAGGCCGATGGTGAGCGCGATGACTGACCTCGTAAAGCGGCTGCGCGGAAGGCCCGCGCCCGGTGATCATTGCAGTAAGCTGATTGCAGAGGCCGCCGACGAAATCGAGCGGCTGCGGGCCGTCGACGCAAGCGAACTCGGGCGACTTCGCGCCGACAACCTTCGACTTGTCGCGATCATTGCGCGCACCGAAACGCGCTACCAAGAAGCCTGCCAAGAGCGCGAGCGCATCCGTGCGGAACTACAATCCGTCATAAAAGAGCAGTCAGATGGCCGATGACCTGTCGTGGATTGACCACCCGGCGAATCTTCGCGCTAACGCCGTTCTGCTGCGCGCTGTCGCAGATCAGTCATTGTTGCACGCCGACGAGATTGAGAGGCTGCGCAGTATGCTAGACAACGTCATGAGCGTCAGGCGGCATCGCGGAGGCACCATGACCGACATCGTAGAGCGGCTGCGCAAAAACGTCGGCATTGAGTTATCGCACGAGGCCGCCGACGAGATCGAGCGGCTGCGGGCAGAGGTCGTGCGCTATCGCGGTATCCTGACATCGCTCAAGGTGGAATGGCATGACTGACTTGACCGACCGCATGCGGACCTGCGCGGCTGCCATCGCGGTAGAGCAAGCGTCGACACGACACGACGAAGTCCCGCTGCTGTATACCGACGCCGCCGCGTTGCTGCTCGCCGCCGCAACGGAAATCGAACTGTTGACCGGCCCGATCGATCTGGGCGAGCCGATGGAGGTCATCGAGCCGCCGCCGCCCAACTTCACCATCGACCACACACCGTCGGCAATGTGGATCGGAGACGACCTCAAGCCGATCCCAAACGCACCGCCAAGCAAGAACGCCTGCCCAAAGTGCGACAGCCGTGCACAGAAGACCGTGCGCAAGAAGGGAAAATCCCTCTGGCTGGTGTGCCCGGTGTGCGACCACGCCTGGACGCGCTGATGATCAGGATCACAATCTGCATCGCAGTCATGGCGACCGGCGCCGCAACTGCGCAGCCCGCCGCACAGGAACGCAAACACCTGCAACCGGGGTTTAGCCGGGATTGGCAAGGGCTGCCAAGCAGTCACTTCGATGGAAGCAAAATCCCGGAGTACAAGCCAACGCGCACGCGTCCGGTTCGCAAGAACAACTACGGCAACGCCTAGCCGACGCCGCTGCTGCCGCCGGTCGTGTCACCGCTACTGCTGCTGCCGTCACTGCTCTGGCCGCCGACACCGTCGCCGCTCGTGTCGCCGCTACTACCCATCCCGGCCATGTCGACGCCTGCGGTCATGGCGGCGCCGAAGCCACTCGCAAAGCCTGCGCCAAATGCATCCGGCGCAGGCGTGTTGTCAAAACTGGGCGCATTAGGCATTCCGGTCTGATCGACATCGAACGTAGGTGCCGCATGGGGAGAGGCAGTCATATCAGGAGCCGTCATAGTCGCAGCGTCACTGGGATCAAACACGCCGCCCCAGTCCTGCGCGGGCGTACCGCTGAACGCATCGCGACCCGTTGGTGCTGGTGCCCCACCCTGCATGGTCGGGCTGGAACCGGCGGGATCGAACATACCAATTGCAGCTGTTGAAGCCGCCGGACTGTAGCCTGCCGCGAAATCGAACGAAGACGTTGGGCTATGCGGGAATATTTCCGGGGTTGGAGGCAACAACGAAAAACTACCCATTCCAGCAGGGGCCGCAAGTCCCGACATTGAACTTGGTGGTAATGGCTCAGCGACAGGAAGCGGCGGAGGCATGGCTTGCATTGCCAGCAATCGCGCAATCGTGTTTCGCTGCTGGTTTGCCGCATCTGATAAAATAGCCATGTTTGTTACTCTAGGCAGCTGTCGGTGTTGACCACGGTCTGCCGCACCCTCTCCCGGTTCGTTTCCGTGGTACGCTTTGTTTGCTTGATCAGCCCGCCGGGGCAGGGGTTGACCACGGGCGTTTCTTGGTAGATCCAGTGCCCGTAGGGCTGGCAGCCCATTTCAGCAGCCACGACACACATCAGGAGGACGTGGCGGATACGGCGGCAGCGGTTCAACACGGCTTTCAAAACCTGATCGGAGACGCCACCCCCAACAGGCTCGCGATCACATAGACCACGACAATCACACAGATCACCACAATCAACACGTTGATGATGGTGGCAAACGGTGCCGGGAGCGGGATGAGCGGAAGCAGTTGTTGTACGGCCCAGAGGATCACGCCCAGCACAATCAACATCAGGATGACAGATACCAAAGTTCCGATCATGGTCGCCCTCCTTAAGGTCGTGCCGGCGCGATATGAAGTTCCTTCGTCATGACGTCGGTGATGCGCTCAATCGAATGCTCGTTCTTTCTTGTCGTTCCTTCCAGCACGGTCAGGCGCGTATTGATCTCGGCGAGATGCGGCGATCCGCGGACTTCCAATGTGTTCACGCGCGCTTCGAGGTTCACCAGATAGATGCCGCCCACGATAGCCTGCCCGATCAGCAGGATTGCCAGCGCCTGATTTTCCTTGAACCAATGCGCTAGGGCGCTCATGGCGGCGGTACTGCCGGCTCACCGGGAAGCTCCTTCTGCATGAACGGCCACGGCTGCTTGGCCTGCCCCTGGTAGGCTACGATCAATTGCGACCGCGTCAGGTACCAGGACTGTGCCGCGGCGCGCAGGGGACGATGCCCGACAATGTAGGGGTCCGCCCCAGCCAACTGCCCGGCCGCGCAACACATCTCGCCATTGCAGTACATCACGCCGTCGGCCCGCGGCTGCGTGAAAGTGAGCGGGCCGCTTTCGTCCGTGATGACGAAGGAGAGGGTCACGCCGCCGCCTCCAGTGCCTCGATGCGCGCCATGGCCTCTTGCAGGGCCTTGGTCAGGGCGGCGATGACCGCCATCGGATCAGGCGCTTGTAATACGTTGTCCGCGTCCTTGCGACCCGTCGCTGCGCCCTTACAAAGTGTTTCTTGAAGTTCATGCGCAGCGAAACCCCACCGCTCAGTGTTATCTTCCGCGATCAGAGGCTTGCCTTCTTTCTTTGCTGCCTCTTTCATACTTTTTGGTGTGTGCTCTTTCTGCTTATAGCTGATCGGATTTAATTGTTTGATTTTCTCCCAAGTGCTTTGCAGCGGTGTCATGTCTTTCTTTATACGATAATCAGATAGCAGCACGTTGCCGACGCCAACATCACCGATGTACATAGCACCGTTGCCGTCGCCCTCGCCCCAGTTGATGTTGTAGGCATACACACCGCTGTTGAAACCTCCATGCGTCTTGATACCACCAGGACAATTTACAACATTACCATTACCTACGTAAAATCTTGTATTGATTACAAGTGAGTCAAATCCGGGAGCACCATTGATATTAAGGTTCGGCCACTGTAAATAGAAGCGACAATCGTAGTCGGAAGGAGAGCCGGTAGTCTTAAAATCGATAGCTTCTGGTCCCTCGATCCACTGAACGGAGATGTTGGGATTGCCGTATAGACCGCCGGCCGAACCTGCACTCGACGCAGTAGCGGCATTGCCGGTGCAACTGCTGGAACTGCCCGTACAGCTGCCGTTCAGGGGGCCGTTGAACGATCCGGCATAAACCGCGTTGCTCTGAAAGTCGGCAGCGCCTGCCGTATTAATTAAAAGTCTGACAGCGCCTGCACTTTCATCTGCTATTGCGTATCTGCCGTCAGAAAGCGTACCCGTAGACCATTCGCGCACACCGCTCACGGTTGTTCTGAGCCGCGCATTGTTGCCTGCCGGTACGGTGGCTCGTAGTGAGTCGTTACTCGTTGCTGTAATAGCAGGCGCCGTCAGTGTGCCGCTCGAATTGAGATTGCCGCAGGTGATCGTGTTGCTGTTCGTGGTGAGCGTCGAGCACGAGATCGCGTTGGTGGCGATGTTGCCGTTGCAGGTGATGCTGCCGGTGGTAGTGATGCTGCCGCTGGCAGTGAGGTTTCCGATATTTAGTGTATTGAGGGTACCAGCCATGGTTTGAACATAGACTTGTCCGTTTGACCTAATGATATTATTGGTCCCGTCACTTATAAACAAATTGGTTGCGTTTAAATTAATCGTGGGCACTGTCAGCCCACCCGTCATCGTGTCGCCGGTCAAATTGACGTAAGCAGCGTCCAGCTCGGCGGCACTGCCGGCTTGCTGCACCCACGCACCCCACACCCCACCATTTTTCCTCCTGGTGTATACCGGATTTGGTGTTCCGGGGGTCGTCACTTGAATAAATATATCATTCGTTGCATCCGTTATAATGATGCACGTTCCAACAAAGCGGTTGGTTCCATTGGGGGCAGAGGTGGCTCCAATCGCAGACCAGAACGACCCGGCCTCAAACACATGCGCGTCGTAGTTGGTGACCTGCTGCCCCGCCGCCTCAGCCTTGAGGTTGGTGCGCGCCGTTGACGGATTGTCCGCGCCCGTGCCGCCCATGTTGGACGGCAATGGCTGGTTCAGCGTGTTAGTCAGGTCATTGATGAACGTGTTGTAGCGGGCACTGAAAATCGTCTGGCCCGAATTGCCCTGCGTCCCGGACGGATAATAATAAATCCCAGTCCCAATATCGCGCGGCATTGCGTTCTCCTATTGCATCAGGCCGCGCATTGCGGCCCAGGCGAGTGCGTCGCGGCCGTCATCATACGGCGTTCCGAGCTCCACCGTACCGGCTCCAACGGCGGCCTGCCCAGCCGGACCCATGCCAGGACCCGCGACCGGGACCGATCCTTGCGTCTGCGCCCGATAGAGCGGCGAATTCGCGCGCTGCGCGGCAGCGACTTCCTCCCAGCGACGCTGCAGCCCGCGCTGCCCGAAGCCGTACGCAGCCCGACCAAGGCCACCACCGACGGCGGAACCGACTGCGGAGCCAATCCCTCCACCGGCCGCGATGCCGGCCGGTCCTCCAGCAATGCCGCCGACTGCTCCACTCCCGCCACCTACAACACCGCCTACGCCTGCAGCCACTGCGCCCTTCTTGGCGCCGACCAGGTTGGCGAGCCACTCCGCGTGCGTCGGGGTGATTGCGGTTTCCAGCTGGCTCTTTGTCTCCGGGGTCCACCCACGCAACTTTGGCTGCGCGCCGGTTGCGTCAGTCTTCAATAGCCGATTGCCTTCACTTACCAGCTGATCCCCGACCGGCGTTCCCTTCGTCCGCTCGACCCGCTGCGCATTGGCGAGTGGCGCCTCCACCTGACCTGCGCGCGCCCAGGCGGCATAATTGCCGCGCGCCGTCTGCGCCACTTCGGCCGCCATCTGGCCAAACTGCGGCGCCGACGTCACGGCGCCCGATTGCGGCGCGTTGATCATGAAGCGATCGAAAGTTTGGCGCAGGATGTTTGCCGCAACGCCGTTCTTCTCGCCGGCTCCGGTCGAGTTTTTCATGCCGGAGAGGGCCTGCCGGGCAGCCTCGATCTGCATCGGACCAATGTCACCATATCGATTGGCCCAGCCGTAGACGCCATTGCGCAGGTTTTCCGCGACCTTGTAGACCGCCGCCGCATTCTCCGGAACGATGGCGCCTTTGAGCATGGTCTGCTCGGCCGCCGCGAGGTCCCTGGCAAAGTGCGGCATCGAGTAGGTCGCGGGAATTTGCGACAGCGTCTTGTAGTTGCCCTGGTAGGCTGTTTGCAGCTCGGAGCGTGGCGGAACCGGGATTTCCCGGCCCGTCGCCGGATCCCCCGGCCGCTGCGTCACGGCGGATTTCGGGATCAGAGGCGCGAGGGCGGCGTTGATGGCGCCACCGACCGCGGCGCCCTTGCCGGTGTTGTACAGGTAGTCTTCGGGATTACCGGTGAAGGTCTGGCCAGCGCCCTGCACGCCACCAAAGATCGCGCCCTCGGTGCCGTAGCCGGCGATGCGCGCCGGCACGGTGCCGCCGCCGTAGCCGGCAATCCCTGCACCGATCTTGGCAGGCGCCATGGCGCCACCGGCAGCAACGCCGCCCGACACGTCGCCGAGCGGCGTGGCAATCGGTGAGCGTTCGCGCCGCTCCTGCAGGTCTTTGAGGCGCGCGTCGATCGCCGTGTTGTAGTCCGGCTGCGCCGTCCAGCCGAACGTGCCGCCCAGCATGGGATCCGGCAGAGGAACGCCCTTTCCTTTGGCGACGTCGAGCACGGCATCCAGGCGCGGAGCAATCCCGGCCGAGAACGACTTGCCGGTAGCCATGAGATAGTCGCCGAAGCCCTGGCCCAGCCAGGACGGCCAGCCCATCTCGGACTGCTGCTTGCCGGTCTCGGTGGCCTGAAGGGCGGGCTTGCCCGGGTCGTCGTCGTAATGCCTGGAACGCGGCGCCCCGGCTGCCGGCGCCCCCGTCCCCGGATCGTCGTCATAGAGGCCCATCAGCGCGCCCCAGGGTTCAACTGCTTGCGCTGGAGCACGAAGGCGGCAGCGCCGGGACCGTAGCGCTGATCAAAGTCCGCCATGTGCGCTTGGGCATTCGGGCCGGCCGCCCCTTCAAAGAAGCGCGGCAAATGCTGGTTGTTGAACCAATTGGCCTCGGGCGACATATACTTGCTCTCCAGGGTCGTCACGCCCGTATTCGGGTCTTTTTCTCCCAGGCCCTTGAAGATGCTTTGCGCTTGCTGATCGTAACGCGCCAGATGTTGGTAGCCGCGCTGTAGTTGTTGCCGCAGCAAGGCCTCGATCGCCGGCTTTTCCATCGTGATCTCGCCGGCTTGCGCCTTGCCCATCGCAGTCTCGTAGCCGCTCACCGGCTTGAGGTCCTTGACCAACTCGCCCACGGTCGAGAGCAGCTTCGCCTTGAGCAACTCGGTCGAGCCGGCTCGCTCGGCCAGTTGCTTGTTCTGCGTCGCCCAGGCTCCCCACTTGGCCAGATCGAGCTTGGTATTTGCCCCTGCCCCAATGAAAACGCCCTTGTTCATGGCGTCGAGCGCCATGGTGAAGTCCTGCATGCGCTCGGCGGTCTTGCGCACCGATGTCTGTTCGTCGCTCATCGCCTTGCGCACCTCGGGCGCCGGAGCGCCGGCTCGGAGCTGGATCTGATTGTCGACGATGGCTTGGTTCTTTTCCGCGATCTTCACCGGATCGGTCTTGGACAAGTGCTCGTCATAGAGGCGCTTGTTTTCCTCGTCGATCAGGCGGTCCCGGCGCGTAATCTTTTCCTTGGCGAGCCCGGTCTGCTCGGCATGCAGGCGATCGTTCTCCTCCTTGATCCTGGCAGCAGCATTGACCGCCTGCGTGCGCAGACCTTCGCCGGTGTAGGGGTTCGTTGAAATCGCTATCGCCCGATTGTATTTTTCCCGCAACTCCGGATTGACCCACGGCGACGGCAATGTCTGGGGCGCGCCAAACCTTTTCGTGGCCTGCTCCTCGGACATTGGCGTGAACTGTGATGTGTCTGGGAGCGCGCCGCCTGGCGTAACCGGAACGCCGGGAGATCCAGGCCTTGCAGGCTGGACGGTCGGCTGGCCAGGAACACCACCACCCGGGCCGGACGGGAGCACCGGAGATGGCGCCGCCCCACCAGCAGGGCCTCCACCGAAACCACCGACCTGCGCCAGCATTTGCGGCGGGACACCGGCGCCCGGTCCGCCAGGACCTGCGGCGTCCGGATTGAAGGCTTGGTTGGCGCCGGCAATCTGCTGGGCCATGCTCGCGCGCGCGGCGTCGACCGGCGGAGGCAATGGTCCGCCTCCGGGCGGCATTTGCGCCGGACCTGCTGGTCCCGGAACCCCTCCGCCTGCTACGGGTTGCGGTCCCGGTGTACCGCCCGGGATCTGACCCGCCATTGTGGGTGGCGGAGCCGAAGGGGCTGGAGGTGCTTGGTCCGGACGCTCCGCCATCGAGGCTCCGGGTCCGGCGGGGGATGGCCCGCCGTATGTGAGGCCGGGCTGGCCGGCGTCCGACATGGTCCCGCCAAGCGAAGCCATCTGCATTGGCGCCGGCCTTGCCGCCTGCGAGCCTTGCGCGCCTTCCGTCAATGCCTGCGCCATTTGTGCGCGCGACAGGTCCGTCTCAGGATCAAGTTCTGCACGCGGGGAAGTACCTGCTCGCGGATCCTCTGCTCCGGAAGGTGGCGTCTTGACCACAGGCGGGGAAGCTTCGAATACGTCTGCGTTCTTTTTTGCCGTCGCAGCGTCACGCGCTATCATCTGGCGTTCCGACTGCGAGAGCTTGTAGTCGCGAATGCCTTCGCCGATGCTCTCGCCGACCGAGAAGATCCCCTTGCCGATCGTGTTGGGATAGTCGCGCGACTTGGCGGCGAGTGCGGCCGCAATGGCGCGGCGTGCCTTCAGTTGTTCCAGGGTCAACCCCGGCCCGCCAGGGTCGGCGGAAAAGAACGACGCAATCAACGGGTTCTCGGTGAGAGGATCCGGCATGGCTCATGCACTCCCGAAGATCGAACCCAGCTTGTCACGATCGATGTGCTTGAGACCGCCGATCGTCTTCACGGCGCGCGGTTCAAGCCGCTCGACGTCCTGCGCCATCGGTCCGACATGGCGCTTCCCGTCGTCGAATTCGTCCTTGTAGTCGTATGCGTAGATCGGCAGCGCGCCCTTGGTCGACATAATCGAACCCATCGGAGCAATGTTCTCCTTCACCCGCACATCCGACAGCATCGCGGTTCCAATCTTTCCGCCCGCGCCGAGCAAGCCACCCATGATGTCGTTGAAGCCGGTCGACTGCGTTTTGTAGATGTCGTTCTGTTGCGCAAAGTTCTGGTTGATCAGGCCAGCCACGTCCGTGGTCGGGATCGAAGTGCGCTGCGCATTGATGAAGTTCGGCGCCTGCACCTGCGAGCCAGACATCAGCGCTGCAATCTCGTTGAGTGGCTGATTGCGCTGCTGATACTGCTCCTGCAGGGCCTGATTGCGCTGTTGGTTCGCCGCATTGAACTTCGTAGATTGCAAACCGAGCATCTGATTTTGCGCGGCGTTGTAGAATTGTCCGCGCGCTGCAGCTTGATCAAACTGACCTTGCGCCGCGGTATTGAAAAAGCCGGCGCGCGCCGCGTTCTGCGCCTCGGCCTGCTGCTGGGCCTGGTTCTGAAAGCCGGCCAGGCCGAGCGACTGCTGGTAGCCTTGCTGTTGCGCAGCATTATGAAAGGCGGCCTGCTGCGCCGACATTTGGTCCATGCGCTGCTGCTCTTGCCCGCCCGCCGCAACGATGCCAAGGCGCGTGTCGGTGACTTGCCGATTAAACGGATCATAGGCGCCCTGGTAGGCCTGGCTGCCGTAGCGAATGCCCTGGTCGGCGAGCTGCTGGCGCAGCCGGTCCTCTTGCTGCTGCAGCTGCGGATTGACCCGCTCGAACATGGACTGCTCGATGCGTTGCCGATCCGCAGAGTAGTTGTCGGAAGGACCGTACTGCTGCTGGATCTGGCCGGCTGAGTTAGGATCAAAGCCGCGCGTGATGTCGCCACCGGATGCGTAGCTGCTTTGCAGCCCGGGCGTGTCGCCGATTTGCGATTGCGGTGCGCCAACCTGATTGAACAGGTTGATGTCGCCCATGGCGGGCGCGCTGCTCGTGTCCAGCGGGTGTGACAACAAGTCTCCGATTGCGGCGGACTGTTGGTTGGCAATGCCAGCCATGTTCATCTTGGCAGCGTCGGTCTGCGCCTGAATTTGCGCGTACTGCGGCGACAGTGTCTGTGTCGCAGTCCACCTCGGGATATTGTAGGACTGACCGGTTACCGGATCGGTGTAACCATAATTGCCGGTCACATCGAAATTCAACGACCCCTGCGGCGTGTTCTGGTTGGTGTTGCCCAGGTACGAATTCGCGATCGCAGTCGACACGTTGGTGCCGGTCTGCGCCGCGGCAGTCGCCATTGGGTTAGGCGGAGTTGGAGCTTGCGGACTATCGAACAGGCCCATCAGGCGGCCTCCTCTAGTTCAACGATACGACGATTAAACCGGCTCTCGTGCCAGTCCTCTGCCGTCAGGGTCGCGATGATGCCATCCTTGCCGCGGCCATAGAGCCGCGCGATCTTCACGAAGGCAAACCCGATGACGGCAAGCTGTCGCTGCAGCCGAAAGTCGCTTTCCGCGACCTGCATGACCACCATTTGGCAGCCGCACTCGACGAACGGGTAGTCGAAGATCCGCTTCAACACAGGGCGCGTCAACCAGTGCGCCGACGCGGACGCGCCCGACATGACGATCGTACCAGCCTCCGGGCTCCAGTGGTGATAAACGACGCCACCGATGAGCTCGTCGCCCTTGACGACGCCGATCGCCTTGCCGCCAGCCACCACGCCACGCGGCATGCCGGTCAGCCTGGCGACAAAGTCACCGACCTCATCGTCCTTGCCATAGACGAACCGGATCATCCGACACCACTGCTGCCGCCGCTGTTGTCACCACTGCTGCTGCTGCCGTCGCTGCTGCTTCCACCACCGCCGCCACCACCACTGGTGTCGCCGCCTCCACTGGTGTCGCCGCCCCCGCCACCGAAGCCACCAACAGCACCTCCGCCGAAGCCCTGCGCGCCGCCGGTATTGCTCATCGAGCCGCTGCCTTCGTAGCCGCCAGTCGCGCCAAAGCCACTAAAGCCGCCGCCCGGCTGGCCACCCATTGCATTGAGGTCGGCTACGCTGCCGGAGACCTGTCCCATGATGTCGCCGACAAGACCGGCGTTGCCTGGGTCGTAGCCGCCGCCGCCCGGCGACACGGCAGCTCCTCCACTTGGAGCTGGACCCGATACGGCCGCGCCGCCCTTACCGCCGCCCATGGCGCCAAGATCAGCCAGGGAGCCGCTGACCTGCCCCATGATGTCGCCGACAAGGCTGGCATTGCCCGGATCAAAGTTTCCCGGCGAGCCTGTCGGCGTGACGGCCGCGCCCGCGAACGCATCGAACTGATCCCCGAGAACCCCAGCCTTCCCGGGTGTTCCGAAATTCGGACCGCTGTACTGCTGTCCAGGCTGAGTAGCGCCGGGAGCCGTGACCGCCGTTGTTGTCACCGCATTTTCGCTTATCGGACTGTTTGTCGCACTCTGCGACAACGCGCCAAAGCCCGGGCCACTGAGCGGGCCAGTGATGGCGTTGCCCTGTGTATTCGAAGCAAAATCGCGTCCTGCAGTTTGCGCTGCCGCCGCCATTGCGGCCGCGTCCCGGCCGGCCTGAGCTTGGGATGCCTCACTGGTATCGCGCCCTGTACCGCCAAACGGGCTGACGCTCGTAAAACCGGGCTCGGTAAAAGTGGGAGATGCCATGGCAGGGTCGGCAGGGGCGGTAGGATCAGCCGCCGCAGGATCGTAATCGACAGGTTGGTTCATCGCGAGAATGCGCGCGAGGTCATCGCGCGAAACCGGGGCGGAGGGAGAAACCTCGGGATAAAGCATCAGGATGACCCCAGGCCCGTGCCAGTGTTCATGTCGATCTTCTGCTGCTGCATCTGCTGCATGATCTGGTTCGCCAGATCGTCACGGGTCGGCATCTGACCGCCAATCGGCCCGCGCTGAAAATCCGCAGCACTTTGCTGCTGCGGCTGTGCAGCAGGCGTGACAGCGCCGGGTGCAGGGCCGCCCTGGGGCTGGACAGTCACGTTGGGGCCGGGCGTATAGACTTGATTTTGCGCGGCTGCCTGCAGCAAGGCCGGATCGACTGACGTCATCTGCGGAAAGCCGGCGCTCACGCCGGTCTGGGGCGTTTGCACCTGATATCGCTCGATCTGGGACCTTGGCCACGTTCCGGCGCGCGGAGCTTGCCAATCCACCACGTCCTGGGCCGATTGCGCGTCGCCGGGAATGTAGGGCGGGGCAAACACACTGCCGAGTGCATTTCTGGGAAGCGCCATGATGGCTCCTATACGGCAATGCCGGCTTTCGCGGCCAACATGCTGATGCCGAGCATTTCGACGTCCGGCCGCGGAATTTGAAAGACCGACACTTGTACGACCGGGGCGTGCGACCAGCCAGTCTCCCCAATCGAGACCCACATCGTTGTCCGCGGCGGCCCGCTAGAGGCGCTGGGCTGATCCCAGCGCGCGGCACCGGCCTCCGGCGTCGGGACCGGAAGCGGATCTGGCGGAACGACCGGGCCACTCGATCCCCACAGGCCCTCATCCCACACCTCGGACGGGGCAGAAAGCGTCCCGGCCGGCGGCGGCGGCGGAATGTCTATGCTGTAGTTGACGCAGGCCGAGACGGACGGAATGAACGTATCATTCGCGCGCCCGAAAAACGCACAGCGCGCCTGCGTCAGTGTGAACGTGACAGGCGGCTCGCCGAACGTTTCCCAGCCCCCGACATAGGTGCAGGTGTAGGCCCGCAGCGGGTACGCAGTGCTTCCCTCCACGGCCGGCAAGATCGGGCGCACGGCACTGTAGTCGGATCCACCAAAATCGGCCTGCACGATGCGACCGTCCTGCGTGCTAAAGTACATATTGCCGGAAAGGACGCAAAACTGCAGGGCATCCCAGCCCCGATACAGCGACCAGGCGCCAGTCACCGTATTGGCAACGAGGCAGCGCCAGTCACCTTCCAAGCCACCCGGCAAGGTAACGAACAAGGCGCCTAAGTCGTCCCACTTGCACATGCTCCAGGGCCGGTCCTCCTTGTCCAGGACTTCCTGCTGCCAGAGCGGATGAACGACGCGCGTAAGGGCCGAAAATTCCAGTGCGGCGACGTCCTTCGTCTGCACCTGACTTATCGGCACCAGACCATCCACCGTGATGATCAGAACGTCGCCGCCAATGTTCAGCCATGAATTCTTTCCCATCGGTCGCGACATCTGATAGCGCCCTTGTTGGCGCCAGTTCGCAACGTCGCTCGGATTGGTGCCGCTAAAGATCGCGACCTCGCCCTCAGTCGTGACGAAGATACACTTGTCGTCAATGCCATCCCCGGCGGAGACCGACCAAGTGCAGCCGAACAGCAGCGTGCCGCCCTTGTTGAATGAACCGGAGAGCGGAATATTCAGCAGCGCGCCGCCAACGGCGTCAATGTCGAGATACCACGCATTCATGCTGCCGCCCTGAATGAAGAACAGGCGGCGCCGATACTTCCAGACTTGCGTGAGACCGTGCCCGTCCACGACGGGAGTGCCAACCGGACCGGTAATTCTTCCCGGCTGCCCAACCGGCGGCGTGTAGGCCGGGACCAACTGCACCCAGCTGGTACCATTGAAGCGCAACGGATAGTCGCCAGTGTCATTGACCGCAAGCAGCCAGTCACCGCCGGCGTTGGAGAATTGCGCGGTCGAGAAGTAACCGTCAGCGAGCGTGACCCCGGTAACGAGTGCCGCCGTTGCCGATGTCACGTCGTAAAGCTTATGGGCGTTCGTGGCGAACAGCTTGCGCAGCGTGCCGGTGACGAAATTAAACAGCGACTGCACTGGAGTGGTTTCGGGCAGCGAGCACCACGTCTGCGAGCCCCCGCGCAAGCGAATGGATTTTTCCGTCGTGAACCAGTTGTCCAGCACCAGGGCCGCGGACGGCTGCATGAAGGCCGGGTTTTCGTTCAGGATCAGGCCGCGCGTCGGCGCCGAGATGGTCTTCGGGAGAACCTGCTGCGCAACTTCCGCAGGCGCCCCAAAGCGCCGAAATTCGCGGTAATGCGGCAGGGATCGGCTCATGGCCCAGGCCCAACGAAAGTGCTCCCAGCAGGCGTCGGACCCCAATAAGCAATGGTCGCGTCGGAAGAGATCGGATAACGGCCAACGATGATCGGCGCCGGCTTGTCGTTACCAGCTACCCGGGACAGAGCGTCCTCGTAGTTGGCAAGGTCCTCGGCGTAACTCGCTCCCTTGTTCGCCTTCCACTGCCAGATCATGCCGAGCTTGAGCAACCGCTCTGGCAGCACGAAGGTGTCGGCATCGTTCAAGAATTGCGTGCCGAAGCCGCCGCTGGTCAGGCTCACGCACGTGTTGCGCAGGTAATAAAATTTAGCTTGTTCGGTTGGTGCGGCAAGCATCGGACGAATGTGTATCTCGTTGTTGAAGATAGTCCATTCGCCAACCGGGATGGTGCGGCCCTGCAGCTCTCCACGCAGCCAGTCGTCCGCGTCAGGAACGAAAGTCATCGGCGTTGTTGTGTTGGTCGATCGCCACACCTGCGAAGTCAGCAGCATGCGATGATAGTCAGCCGGCAATGGGTGATTTATTTCCCCATTAAAGCCTATGGTGCAGAGCTGACGCAGTGTCGTCCAGTCGCGCGTGTCGTAAGCAATGCGCTGTGCCATTTCATTGGCGAGCTGGACGAATTCCCAAGCAGTGCGGTCGACGTAGGGGGAGAGAAAAACGCTGCCGCTCGGTGGCCTAACGCCGACAACCGCGCAAACCTCCCTGACGACCGACTGAACCGTCATCTACCGATTTCCTGCGCCATGCGCGTCAAGGTCCGCATTGACGGGTTGCCGACCGGGCGCTTCCCGGTCTTCTCGATGATGAGCGCGCGCAGCTCGTCACGGCTCATGCCGATCAGCTCGGCGGCAACGTTTGGTCCGGGCGGGACCGTGCGCTCGTCCTCGCCCTCGCCGTCCTCCGGCTCCTCGTCTTCCGGCTCGCCGACGGGCTCGGGCGGGACCGGCGGACGCACCGGGTCTTTCGGAGGCGGTTCAAGAGAGCTGCTGGCCAACTGCTTGTCTTCCTGCAGGACGCGGATCTGCGCCAGCAGGGCATCAATCTGGACCTGCTGCTTCATGATCATGGCGTCGTGGCCGGACGTGGCCAAGTAATCGATGGCCTTGTTCTTCATGTCGCGGCCGCCAATGCCAAGGTTCTTCAGTGGCTGGCCGTCGAGCTCGGCGAGTGCCTCGATGGTGTAGATATTCAGTGCACGGAGCTCGGCCCGCTTCGCGTCCGTCAAAAAAGGAACATAATCGAGCGGCGTTCCTGATTTGGTCTGCTGCTTCTTGGCCAGGAACTGCTGGTATTGGCGCGGAAACCGCTCCGCATAGGTCAAATTCTGCTGTTCGCCAGTCTCTTCGTCGACTTCCCAGTGCGATCGCTCCTGGACGAGATGCACCGTGCTGTCCTTCGATCCGGCAATGCGGATCTCGCACACATCGGTATCCTGGAAGATCGGCCTTCCGGCCGCGATGCTCTTGCGCTCGTCCTTGAACGCCATCGTTTTGAAAAACGGCGTAATGCCTGCGGATCTGGTTCCGAGAGCCATGTAGTTCCTCCAAAAAAGCCGGGAGCCCCGAGGGCGAGGCTCCCGGTCGGCAAGACTGATTACGGGGTCGTATCAGTAAAGCGCCAGTTAAACATCGGATTAGTCATAGTAAGTTCGCCCATCCACCCAATAAATTGGGCGATCGCGTCCTTGTCAATTGGCATCTGACCTTCACCCTTGAACAGTCTATCGAAGTTTCTGTTTGGGTTATACCTGATGCGCAAAGTATCCGTGTTGAGGCCGAACGTCGTATCGTTCGGCATGTTGCTGCCGATGCCGCCGTCGAGCACGATTTCTGCCCTCTTGCCGCCGCCGATGTACTCCAGCGACGTGAAGCCGAGCTTGCCGAGACTGGTTTCGTTATTGATGCGCTGGATCGCAACTGTAGCAGCGTCATACGCGGCGTAGTGTTCCGGGGACATGATCAGCAGATCGGCGTACTGCTTGCCGCGGCTCTGCTTGGTCATGATGTAGTTCAGCATCGGGCGGATCGAGGTCGACGTGACTGCCGTGCCAAGCGCCGCAGGAAGGCCTGGGAGCGTCGTTCCGGCGAGAGCCTGCGCATCGTAGGTCGTGGTGCGCCAAATCGCGCTGTTGGCCTGCGTGCGGTCAATGCCGGCATACGTGCCGGTCGCGACCAGGATCGGAATGGCCGCCGCCAGGCCGGTCAGTTGCTTGCCGCCGAAGGCCGTCCCGTTGCTGTAGATCGCGGCGTCCATGGTGTCTTCGAGCGAACGCTCCGCGGCGTCCATGTACGCTTCCAGAGTGTCGATGATCTGCGCGTCGCCCTCGTTGTTGAGGATTTCCTGCATCGACAGGATGACAGGCACCACAACCATTTTAGGCGAATAGAATACATCGTTGAACAAATCCAACGCTGGGTTGAGTAACTGATCGTATCCAGAATACCACTGAGCGTCTTGCTTGTTGATCTGCAAGGTTTGGCGAATGCGCGGGCCAGAATAAGTGCGCCACAAACCTTTGCGCCTCAACACCGCAAGCATCGCGTTGTTGTTGGATACAAGATCCTCATAGCTCGAAGACCTGTCTTCCAAGGCCATCGAGAGTACCTGATGATAGTGGACGTCAGCCTGAAGGTTAGCGAGAACGGCCATGGCCTAAACCCCTGATCTGACCCTGCGAAGGGCGGTTGATAGGGCCTCGCGATTGGATCCTGATTTTTTCGGTGTCCGATACGAGGCGGCGGCGCCATTTGTCGGGGCGCCTGAAATTGAGCGATCGATCTCGTCTCGGGTCTGAGCCGACGTGTTGCGGGTCTGAGCCGCCTGTGTTGACCCGTTGCCGGGTCGAAGCTTCATCGCGCGTTCATACGCTACATGCAGCGGATAACCGTGATCCAGCTCCTGCTTGATGAGATCGCTCCTCTCATCAAAACCAGGATGGCTGTCCGCAAACTGATCGATCATTGATCGGGATTGCGAGAAGCGCTGCTGATATTGCATCTGTTGAAAGTGAGTTGCAAGCCTCTGCTGCTCCTGCTGGATCTGCTGCAGCTGGGCGTGCTGCGCTTGGGCATAATTACCCTGCTGCGTCAGCCGGCGCTGCTCCGGCGACTGCTGCAGGTAAGCTGATGCCACGTCATGGGCCGTAACCCGGCGACCGTCCGGGTGCTGCATGCCGAGATTGTGGATGATCAGCTCCAGGCCGCCGAACAGGTCGCCGCGCAGCTTGCGCTCCATGCCGGTGTAATTGTCGAGGACTGTGCGCAGGTTGGTGCCGTCCTGGCGTGCCTGATGGTAGTAGTCCCCCACCTCCTGGAAGGCTTCGGCCACTTGGCGATATTGCTGAATGCCCTGCTCGTATTGCCGCATCACCAAATCTGTGGCGCCGCGGACGCTCTCGGGAACGCCAGCCCAGTCCGCCTTGGCGGCATCGGAGAACCGCGCCGGCGGCTCCCGGTACGGCGCAGTTTCGGCCAGGGGGGCGTAGCGCTGGGCTGGCTGCTCCCCTGGCCGGCCGGCCTCAGCCGCGGGAGGCGCTTCGGCCGACTTCGCGGACACAAAGCGTCCGCGATCCCTGGGTCTCTCGGTTTTTTCCTGATCGGATTTTCCCCGATCTTCACCGGCAGTTTTCCCCTGCTCTTTAGCGTCCGTCGCGGCCTTGGTTTCGGCCGTCGCCTTGGCCTTCTCGAAGGCCTTCTCGACAGCCTGGCGGCGTCCAAGCGCACGCTCGGCGGCAATCTGGTCCGGCGACTTGTCCGGGGTCTGCTTGCCAACTTCTCCGACGCCACCTGCTGAACCTTGCTCAGGTATCGTCACTTCGGTCTGCGCCTGCGGAGCCGGCGCGTCGGGAACCGTCACTGTTGAAGTGTCGCTCATAGTGTCCTGCCCTTACCTTCTCGATCGCAGTCTTGAGCACCTTCTTCCGGTTGCGCCGGAATTCCGGTTCAAGACTGGACCGCGTCTTCGGTTTGATCTTCTCGTTGCCGACTTCGGTCAATCCATGCGCGCGCGTCACGGCACGGAATGCCGCCTTGCTCTCGTAGAACCTGCCGTCGACGTGCTCGGCCGCCGGCATCGCGTCGCTGATCACGTATGGCAGCGGCAGTGCAGAGCGCGCGACCGGCGTTTGCTCGCGCACGAAGCGCCAGCGGTTGGGCGCGATTTCAACCAGCTTGCTCATCCCTGATCCGTGATGACCTCGACCGAGAACACCGCCGCCGCAGCGGTTCCGCTCGTAACGACGCGATAGTTCCCCGGCACCCACAGCGCCTCGGTCTGACCCGGCAGCGTGTCAGCCGCAGCCACTGCAGTGCTTGACCAACTACTGACCGGATAGGTGTTGGCCGTCGCGTCGAACGTGCGCGTGCCGGTCTTGTTGAGATCGATGATCGGATGCCACGTTGTGTTGGAAAAGTCCGACATCTTGATAAGAATGTTGCTGGCTTGAAGATCGATGGATACCGAAGCCGCAGCAGCCGAAGGCGTCGTTACGATCACAACGATCTTCTTCACCCGGCCATAGACTTGCCAGTACTCGCTGGCGCCAATCAATCCGCTGTAGGTACGCTTGCTGTAGGAGTAGAGCGGCAGGCCCGCCGCCCCGGCGTTCGACAGGTCAACCACCTCGGGACAGCCGGTCACGCTGGTGAACGTGCAGATCGGCGCCGGATGCACGATCAAGCGCAATCCAAAGGACGGATTGTAAGACCGCGTCGGCCAACCCCCGCTGGCGGTAGTCGTGACGTACACATTGGTCGAGTCGTAGGTCACGTTGGTGATAGAGAACGACCCAATTGTCCCGACATTGGCATCGTAGAAAAACATCTTCGCGCCAATGACCGGCCACTGCTCGATCCAGCCGTAAGCCTTATAACTCAGCGGGATCGTAATCACCCCGCCCGACTTGGTGAACTCAGTGTTGACGCCAACACTGGAACTGGTCCCGCCAATGATCACATGGCCGCTCTCATGCGTCGTCACAGCGCCGAAATTCTTCACCTGACTGCTGGTCACGACCAACTCGTTGCAATACCCGTAAGTCGCGCTTGGCGTCAGTATGCCTATGCCGGATATCGTTCCGACCGTGCTGCCATTGCGGATCGTGCATTTGTATGGCGTACCCGTGATGGAATACCTGATGTCGGTATCGTCTGCGATAAACGCCGTTACGCTCGCACTCTGGAATGAAAGCCCGCCCCAGTCGCATCCGTTCATCGTGAATGCCGTAATGAGTTTGTCGACCTCCATGGTGCAGAGAATGCCGAGACATGTATTGAGCGTCACTGCCTTACACATCGTAACGTGCGGCCCCCAGATGCTCTCGAAAGTACAACCATTCAATGTCAGGTTAAGACCCGTCATCCCCATCTGTGGATGGTGCGCAATGGTCAGGTTGTTGAGGACAGCAGTGTGATCAAACTTGGCATCAAACGCGTAAAGCGTCGCTGGACCTCCTGACGTATACTGCCCATTCTCGGGAGGGGGCGTCGTCCCCGTCTCGTCTAAATACAACGGCCACGTCGAGAAATACGAATTCACCAACGGGCTCAAGAAAGTAATCTTGCCATACGTAGGACTGAGCGTATCGCTGTCGATCGCCGTGATGAAGACGTACTCGAACCGTTGGTGATTGCTCGGGTAGCCGCCGTATTGCAACCCAAACCCGGTCATCAGCGCGTATTGCCCAATCGTGAACCGCGACACGTAGGCAGGCGTCGAGAGCGTAACCGAAGTCGCCCCCGCAGACACATTCGCCGTATAGGCGGAATGCCCATAGAATTGACTCTGACCGAATGATCCCAATGCAAACGCACCGCCGCAGATCGTGGCTCCTGTCGCATTGACCGTGATGTTCTTGATGCCATTGAACAGCGGACCAAAGTTGCCGCTGGCAATGAGATAGTTCCCAGCCGGAATCGTCAGCGTGACAGCCTGACCCTGATACGCCAATCGGAACGTCTCGAACGGGCCATTGACGCCACCATCCGCAAGTGACTTGCCGTTGTTGGTACCCCACGCCACGATCACGTTCGGCTCGGACGATAACGGCCAACTGGCGTTGTTAGCCAAGGTAACCGACGTAGAACTGTTGAACGCGGTGATTGTCGATATCAGCACACTGCCGCCGCCCGGCTCGGCGCTGTGGCTCCCGGCAAAGCCTACCACAATCGTCTTGCCGACATCGCCCGATGACCAGATCGGGGTTGCGGACGTGAGTACATTCGTCGTGATGCTCAGCGTCGTCCGCGCCCACTGAGCATCACCAACGGCGCCGTAATCCGTGACGATGTTTTTCGTTGTGCCGACGGCACCTCCCCCGCCCCAATTAGAGAAGCCAGCGGGCGGCGTGTAGGCGTATGACGTAGCGCCAAAGTTCGTCGTGCTGATCTGCTGTACGCCAACCGAATAAACAAGATGCTGCATCAGCGGAAAAAATGTCGTGCCGTTCATCACTGCGTTGATGGTCACTCCGCCGACATTGGTGGCCGGATTTGCCGTGCCGCTATTGTTCCAGTTTCCAACCGTGGCACCAATGCAAGTGCGATACCAAAATTTGCGATTGTCCAGATCTATCGCCATGCAAACCGTGTTGCCTTCAACGAAGGTCTGGAAGGGTCCAGCGATTGCCGGAGATTGAGCAAAATCAAAAACATTCCCATCACCCGTCACACCAATTGAATGGCCTGTTCCACCTCCATTGATCCCATCGGTAAACGGACGGCCTGCCGCGACAATGCCGACACCCATGAAAGTGTTGAAACCATTATCCTCGATAATAGCGTGTTCGCTGTAGTATTTTCCCGTCGAGGCGCTTGCTGTCGCCCGCGCGCCGTCATATGCAAAAGACCCGGTGGCGGAGGTAACCGTCAGATTGCCACCCGACAAAAAAACCGTGGACCCCTTGTCACTCGGATTCCACGTCGCACTGGCGCTTTCGACAACATCGAGCACGACGATGGTGAACACCTTGTCGGCCGCTGCCGGCGTGATGCCAGTGACATGCACCGTGATGTTGAACGTCGGCGTCACCTCATAATCGATCCCGGCAGCCACGTTGAGCAACGCACCGCTGATCGCGACCTTGCCGCCCCCGCTGTCGGTGAGCGTGTAGACCGGCGAACCGGTGAAGCTGTTGGCGATCGACAACGTGCCAATATTGACGCCAACCGCCGCGTTCTCGTTCACGCTCGTGCCGGTCAGTTGAATGACCGGCTCGACCACGTCACCAACGCTGATGATGAACGTCGCGTTCGCCACCGTCGGCGAAACGCCCGAGACGCTCACAATCACGGTGTGGCTGGTGGCGGTCTCGTAGTCGAGCAGCGCATTGGTGCGCAGCGACGTACCGGAGATGTTGAACTTGCCGCCCGCGCTGTCGACCAGCGCAAACACCGGCGAGCCAGTCGTGCCTGGAGACACCGACAGCGTGCCGACCACGGTGTTGACCGCGGCCGTCTCCAGCACTGACGCCGCCGACAGCTGGATCGTCGGCCCGAAGCTGACACCAATGACAGCCAAGCCGCTGCCATTGGTGGATTGCGTCACCGGCACGCCGTAGCCGTTGGTCGAGATGGTACACGGCAGACCGTAGCCGTTGGTCGACACGATGACGGGCAGGCCGCCCGCCGGTACCACCACAACCGACAAGCCCATGGTTCAGGTCCCGTAGCTGGGGTGGCTCAGGTTCGGCGTTTCGCTGTAGGCCGGCGTAACCACGCCGCGTGTCGTCAAGCGACCGGATGCGGCGTCGACCTTCGACGTCAGCCCGGAGAACTCTGCCTTGCCGGCGAGCTCGGCAGCGCGTGCCGTGGCAGCACCCGTGTCGATCCGTACCGTGTCCGGCTTGACGACCGGACCCTGCACGGCACCGTTCAGCGGATCCGCGAACAGAAAGATGTTTGCGGCCGCAACATCAGGAGCCGGCGCCTGGGCTGGCGTGAGCCCAGTCTGCGTCGGCGGCGTGCCCTGATAGACCACCGGCACGTTGGTCGGCGGCGTAGGATTGGCGCACGGCACGTTCGTCGCGCGTGACAGCGCGGCGCCAGGAACGGCCTGGGGCTCGATGACGAGGTCCCGATCGCTCTTGACCGGATTGCCTTCCTCGTCAGTCCACTCGCCTTCTTCGCCCTCCTCGTAGATCTCATCGTCGTCGTTGGACTTCGTCTTGGACTTCAATCGCTGCTGCTTCTTGACCATATCGGCCTCCTGGTTAGAGCTTCCTTCGTTTCGATCCACGCCCCACCCCAGAGGCGACTAGAGCTTTCGTCTGACACTGAAGTTGTCGAGCTTCACGACCTTGGTGGAGCAGAACAGCCCGACAATCTGCGAGGCGGCAGCCGTCGTGATCGTGCCCGTGAACGTCCCGGGCACGTTGGAACCAGCCACGACGGCCGTCGTCCCGCCAACGCCCACCGTGATGGGCGTGACACCAGCATGCGTGACAACATCGAACGAATAGAGGTAGTCGCCCGCAGTGATCGTCTGCGCCGCGGTCTGTGTGGCCTGCGCGGCGCCCGTGCCATCGAAGTTGAGCGTGCCGGTGCCGATCGTGGCGCCGCCGGACATTGTCCAGTTGGAAGACGCCGCAAAGGCCCCGTTCGTTACCAGCTGCGGGCCGCCCAAGTTGGTGCCGCTCGGGTGGCTGGTGTTCGGCGTCTCGCTGTAGGCAGTGCCCGTGCTGTGTCCCGTCACGCGCCCGGTCGGGGTTGACGTGCTGATCTCGGTGCCTTCCGCCTCCGCCAGGCCGGCGAGCTCCGGCGCGGCCGCGCCGTTGAGCGGGTCAGCGCAAATCCAGGCATTGAGCGCGTCCGGCGTTGAATTCTGCGTCGTGCCGGCAAGGGATGCCGGGGTCGGTGGCGTACCCTGGTAGAGCGCCACGACGTTCGTCGGCGGCGACGGGTTGGCCAGCGTCACCGTCATGGCGCGATCAATGTTGGTTGTCGGTGTGGCCATTACTGCGTCTCCCGGTAGCGCGAGGGATCGACGAGCGATCCTATACCGCCGGCTCCTGCCGTACCAACGATGCCGTATTTCGCCAGGATGTCGAGCTTGCTCGGATCGGTCACGACGTAGTTGTAGGTCTGTTGTGGCGCTTCCATCCGATACTCTGGGTTCCGTGTAATGAACGCCCGCGCCTCAGCCTCGCTCGGATATTCACTCGTTCCGCCTTGAGGATGACGCGCTACCCAATATTTCTGTCCGCGCGATCCCTGGTCGAGATAGCGGATGCCGGGGATGCCCGCCTCGGCCAGCGCCTCCGATGCGGCCCGCCCGCGCTCGGGGACCGCATACTTGTTCGCCAGTCCAAGCTGCAGATCATTATACGCAGTTGCACCAATCGGGCCGCCGATGCGCGGCGCAAGCTTACCACTCGGCAGCGTGTAACCCTCCGGGGTCCAACCGAATTTTGTCGCCAGCACATCTTTCACATGCGGCGACTGCGCGCTCACCGGCTTGTCCCAATCCAGCATCAGTTCCGGCCGCGCGTTGATGTTCACCTCGTAGGTGCGCGGGCCGACCGGGGCACCGCTAGTCAGCGCATCGAGTCGCTGCTGCAGCGTATCTGCGTGCTTCTGCCGTATCGCGGTGATCTGGCTCTCGATCGGGTGCGCCCCGCGCGCAAGCACCTCCTTGGTGCGTTCCAGCTCGGCGCGCACTGCATCTGCCGCCGCATCACGATCGAACCCGTGTTGCTTCAGCCATTCCGCTGAGCGCATTTCCTCTTTCGGCATTCTGCCGAGAAACTGGTTCCAATACTGTCCGCCCTGTCCGCTCACCGCCGGGTTCTCGGCGGCATAGAACCCCGCGCCATACGAGTTCGCGCCCTCGCCGGTGCGCAGCTTGCTCCAGTCGAACCTGTCGAAGTCGTGCGGGCTGGAGTGGTAGGCGCGAATGCCGCCTTCCCACGGGCCGCCCAGCTTGCCGCGCAACACACCACCCGAACTACCAACCGTAGCGCCACGCCCGGCCGCCAGAGGCGCCCCGGTCCCAAGCAGGTTCAATGCGGCCTCAGTGGCACCCCCGACCTGCTGCCGGCGCGCCTGCTCGACCTGCTGCCACGTCGCTGCCGGATCGCGCTCGACCCGGACGCCTTCGAACATGCGATCGGGGATTTGCAATGCCTCGGAAGCGCCATGCACGAGCGCGCCAATGCCCTTGCCAAGCGCGCGTTGGTTCTCCGAGGTCGGTTCCGGGGAGGCATATCTTTGCTGCCACATCGCGCGAGCAGCAGCGGTTGGATCGCGCGGCGGCAGCAGGCCCGGCTCGTTGGCCAGGTCCGCGTATGCCAGCTCGTCGCGCGGATCAGCCATAGTCCCACCCCGTCGGGTCGACCAAGGAGCCCATCTCAGCCACCGTTGGACCGCCCATCAGGCGATCGTCCGGCGGCAGGCCCGGACCCGTTATCGGGCGCGGTCGGGGCTGCGGAATGCCGCCCGGAAAGCGCGGTGGCTCGGGAGCTCCAGGTGGCGTTTGCGCGACGGGCTGATGTGAGGTGATATCCACGGCCGCCGGCGGCGGTCCGGCCACCTGGGCAGCCAAGCTATCGCGGCCGCCAAGAAAAGCCGGGTTAGCGTCAGTTCCCGGCTGCACTGGCGCCTGAGGCTGCGCCGCCGCGGCCTGGCGCTGCTTCATGGCAACGAAAGCCGCGCCCAGATCGCCCAAGCTGTTCAACCCGCCACGCATGCCGCGCGCATTGCTGCCCCGGCCGGCTGGATCGGCCAGGTAAGCCTGCCGATAATACCGCTGCTCCGGGGTTTCACGTGAAACAGCCGGCTGCGCCGACGCGGGAGTGGCTTGACCGTTCGGCGCAGCCGCCGTCTGCGGTGCAGCGTCATCGGCACCGAAGAAGTTGCGCGCGTGCATGGCCCGCTCCGGACCGCTGTCGTCACCGTAGCGGATCACCGGCTTGAGCGCGGCCGACGCCTCGTCGACCGTGCGTGCGGCCATGAACGGCGCCGCGTTCTTGCGCTCCGTGGTCGCCATCTCGTGCGCAATGAAGTCAGCCTGCGCGCCAGGATCGGTCCACGGCACGCCCTTGGCGGCGGCAAACTGCTGCAGCTGCTCGAACCGTGGCCCGCGCCACTGCATCAACCCGTAGGCGCCCTCGTCCTTGTTGACATTGTTGGAGGCAAGCCCGCTCTCGCGCTGCAGATTGCCCAGAACGGCGGCGGCCTGCGCGCGCGACATGCCGCTCGCCATCAGCCGCTGCATCAGGAACTTGGGGTCCGCCGCCATCGGCGTGCCGCCGTAGTAGGGCATCGCTCGCTCCTATCGGGCACCCATCGGGTTGAACACAAACAGGATCACAGCACACACCACAGCCAGCGCAATCAGCGAGTAGATGATGGTGTGGTCGATCCTCACGACTCACCCCACCGACACAAAAGTAATCGGCAGTGCCGTAAGCCGGTCTCGCGCCGGTTCTGGTATCGGATCCATGGTATACAACTCAATCGCCGGGCCAGTCGGCATGTCGGCAAATATCCTGCCAGCAGCATCGAAGTAAATTCGCACGATGTAGTCCGCGTTGATCAAATCGCCGGCCGCCCCGCGCAGAAACCGCTTCGCGACAAACGCACCCGTCGTCATGGCGCCCCCCGCGGGTTGACCGGCTGGCGCATCTTCTGGTCGAACTGCTGCGCCTTCATGTTGCGGTTCATCGCGTTGTCTTGCGCCTTCTGCGCCATCTGCTCGCGCGACATGGCGTTCTTCTCGGCCATGCCCTGGGCCTGGATCCTCTGCTTCTGCGCGTCCATGCCGATCTTCATCTGCGCGTTCTGCTGGTCGATCGCACCCTTCTGCTGGTCACGTTGCATCTGCGCGTTGATCTGCAGGATCTTGGCCTGGCGCTCCTTTTCGTTGCCTTCATACTCCAGCTGCGCGACCTGCTGCTCGTTCTGGATCTTCTGCGTTTCCAACTGACCCTTCATCTGCAGTTCCGCGATCTTGAGCTGGCGCTCCTTGTCGTTCTCTTGCGTCTGCCACTGCATCTTCTCACGCTCAATCTGCGCCTTGGCGGCGGCGTCCTGCTTCATGCCCTTGGTCTTCGGATCCTCCTGGCCCTGCCCGCCCTGACCAGCGAGCGTTTCCATCTGCTGCACGGCGTCGTCAATTGCGTTGTCGAGCTCACGCCCGACACGATACGGCGCAACCGAGAACTTCAGCAGCTTGCCGGCGAACGGCGCCATCGCAGGCTGCGCCGCCACCATGGCGCCAAGCTGCGGTAGGAGCCCGCCAAGCATCTGCATAAACTCGACGCGCCCCTGCTTTTCCTTCTGCTCATCGAACTGGATCGTGCTGTCCGTCTCAATGTCGAGCACGAAGGCGCGATCGCGATTGCTGCGCAGGAACGCCATAACGTCTTCGTAGGTCGGCTTTTGCGCGAACGCCTGCAGCTGCTGCTGCGCCTGCTGCAGAGCGGCCTGGATCTCGGCAGTAGGATCACCGCCTCCTGGCGATGGCTGGGGGGCGGCGCCAGGAGGCGGGCCTCCTTGCGACGGACCCATACCTGGCGGTCCGCCTTGGGGACCTTGCGGCGCCTGCAGCTGCTGCATGCGCATCTGGGCCTGCTGCGCCTGCTGGGCAAACTGCTGCTGCATCTGCATCAGCTGCATCTGATGCTCGGCCTTGCGCGGAAGCTGCGTCTGGCTCATCGCCATGATGGTCTGATCGTCGAACTTCTCCGTGATGATCTCGGTCGTGATCTGCACGCACTCCTTGCTCAGGCGCGCCATCTCGGCCTGCTTGTCCTTGATGCGGACCGAGCCGGACTGCATCTTCAGCTGCTGGGCGCCGAGCGTCTCGTTCGGATCGGTCGCGCCGCGCATGATGTCGGACAAGCCCATCACCTGGTAGATGTCCTCAATGATCTGCTTGCGCAGCGTGACCAGCACGTTGATCGTGTTGGCGATCATGTCGATCGGCAGCCAAACAATCACTTCCTTGCTGCCACCGAACGCCGCCCAATCGGTGATCGGCACCATCAGACGCGCGTCGGAATTGATCTTGAGCGCGGCCTCGATCGCGTCGGACAAGCTGTTGCCGCCGGCCGGATAAAAGCCCTTCACCCGCACCGCATCGGACAACGCATGAATGCGCCCGGTGAGCTGGTTCAGCTCCTCAAGTTGGTCGCGGTAGTAGAGGATGTCCGGCACCGGAACGAGACTTCCAGGCTGCGTCGTGCCGAATGCAGGTCGCGGACAGGGGAAGTAACCCTGCAGGTCGAGGTGCGGTGGCGCGTCATCGAGCAAAACATCAACGCCTTCCGTAACCCATACGACCCTGCCGAGCCCACGATGCCAGATCTCCCATACCTTGGCGCGCTCGCGCTCGTCCGCACCGCCAATGTCGCGCGCGTCACGATCGATCTTGTATTCGGCATCGTCGTAGGCGTCGGCGGAGAACTTGGAAAAGCGCTTCTTTGCCTCCTCGCGCGTCAAGTAACTCGCCGCCGCGACCCACTGCACCTCGTACCAGCAACGCGCCGGGTCGTGCAGGAAGTCGTGACGGTTCTTGTGCTCGATACAAACCTTTTCCGGCTTGCCGTTCTTGGCGCGCTCGTGACGAACCCACAGCGCTCCGCGCCCGTGTAACACCAGGTCGTCGCGCACCAACAATAACGCGTCGTTGATGTAGGCGAGGTCAAAGGCAACCGTGGCGCAACGCTCGGCAATCTCACTCGCGGTTTGGTAGATCGGTCTCCTGTCCTTGAACTTCGGCACTACTACAGGTACTGGCGGGCGCGCGTAAACGCTCGGGCCCAACACTTGCAGGTTGGACCAGAACATCTGAAACTCTTTTTGTCTGGTCTCGGAAGCAAGCCGGTCCAGGCTGGCGTATTGCTTGTCGATGTTGTCGCAACGATTTTGCCAAGTCTCGAAAACGTTCTCGGCCTCGGTCAACATATCAAACCAAACCTGCGCGTTCTTCGGCTCGGTGAAGACATTGACTTCATCGTTTCCGAGCGGATTGGGATTGGCAACCTTGGCAGGCGGTATAACGGCCATCAGAAAGGTTCCCTGACATCAACGATAAAACGCTTAAGGATCGTTCCGGCCGGCCTTCGAACCCCCATGATCGACGCCATCGAAACCGGATAGTAAGGCACGTAGGGCGGCGGCACGTAAGGCGTCACACCAACACGCAGATCTACATCCCGGCCAGTAACAGTGACCGCGCCAGTCGCGGCTGCAAGCACGCGGCCCGTCTTGGTCAGCGTTACCGGAATTCCGGCAAGCGTGACAACACCCGTTGTGATGGTCAGCTTACGCGCTACGCGAAGTGTTGTGAATTGGCCTATTACAACAATGGCGCGGCTTGTCGCGACCAGACCGCGACCGATACGCAAATTCACCGTCTGCCCGGCAAGCGCGATCGTTCCCTTCGCCACCGTCTCTCGGCGAGCGACACGAAGTCCGACCGGCTGGCCGGCGAGCACAATCGCGCCAGCCAAAGCCGTCAGTCTGCCCGGAGCTCCCTGGTTCAGCGTGACCGGAATACCGGTCAGCGTGACCGCACCGGTCGTCACAACGGCCTTATGGGCGACCCGCAACGTTACAGGTTGACCAGCCAGAACAACGGCACCACTCGAAGCCGCCAAGCCACGCCCAACACGCAAGTTGACCGATTGACCCGCCAGCGTGACTGCACCGGTCGTCGCGACGGCCTTGTGCGCAAGGCGCAGCGTCGGAGCCTGGCCGGCCAGAGTGACTGCACCGGTCGAGGCAACCGCCTTGTGCGCAAGACGCAGCGTCGGAGCTTGTCCAGCCACCACAACCGCGCCGCTGGCGGTAACCAGCCTGTGATCGACCCTCAAGTTGACGGCGTTGCCGGCAAGAGTGACTGCGCCAGTCGAGGCAACTGCCTTGCGCGCAACGCGCAGGTTCACGGCCTGGCCAGCCAGAACGACGTTGCCGGCAGTCGCCGTCAAAACGCGCGACGCCGTCGCGACAGTCAATGTCGCGGGATTTCCAGTGAGGGTAACGGCACCGGTCGTCGTCGTCGCCTGGCGCGCAACACGCAATTGCGCCGCCTGCCCCGCCAGCACAATAGCGCCAGTGGCGGCGGTAAGCTTGTAACCCCTACTCAGATTGGCGGCGTTGCCGGTGAGCGTGACCGCACCCGCATCAACATTAAAATCGCGCGAGCGCGCCAGCGTACTGGCAGCGCCAGCAAGCGCAATTGCACCAACAATCGTGGTCAGCGTGTAGCCGGTTGTGAGCGTCCGAACCGTATATTCATTGTATTTCAGCGTGCCGTTGTCGTTGACGATGTAGGGAATAACTACATTGTTGCCGCGCTGATAGATGGTGGCATCTTTCGAAAGATTTCCTTCCGCGCTGGCAACAGTGCCGACGAAGATAGCCCCTGTTTCTGCTTGCCAAGTCGCTCCGTGATCGACTGTCTTTCTAAACCAGAGATCGCCATCGGCCTTGACGTAAAGCGCAATAACATCAGTGCCGTCCACGAACGGACGAACTGGATCCAATGAATTGGCCAGGGCAACGCCGGTCGTCGTTACCGTCGTGCCGCTGTCCCATGCAACCGAACCACCGCCGCTAACAACAATAAACCGCGTCACCGCGCCGTTGAGATAACTAACGCCCTGATACGTTGTCGCCTGAGTGATGTTTGCCGCTGTGCCGAGCACATTCCCACTCGACAATAGCCGCTGACTACCAACGGCCCCCCCAGGACTCCTCCAGATGAACTGGACCGCGTCCGACGCGCCGAGAACGGCTTCTGGGGATACGTAATCAGACGCCCCCACCGCATCGACCTCGACCGCCGCACTCCAGGTATTGACCGCAGTACGTCGCGAATAATAAACGCGCGCATAGAACGTGCCGGATGTCTTGGTCTGCACACCGCTGAAAAACGCAACCGCTTCGCCAGTGGAACGAACAACGATGGAAGTGCCGGCATTCGCCCCTGCGCTCTGACCTGTTGTAACCGCTGCTGCCGAGATGGTTTCTATCGTGGCGAGGAACGTATCCGTAGCCGTGTTGTAGGACACATATTTGTGCCCCACCGCTGTCGAAACGGTGCCGTCCATCACCGCGATGTGGATGACGTTGCCGACCTGATACGCGCTTAGTCCAAGGATCGCAGTGGTGAAGCCGGTCTTGGTTGCAATGCTAGCCCACGAGGTGTCCGGCGCGGTGGACTTGAAAGCTTGCAGCGTGGTGGCAGTGGTGCCGTCGCGGCCGAAGAAATAGTAGGTGTAGGTTGTTACTAGCGAAGCGGCGTAATTGATCGTGCAAGTACAATCGGTACTTGAGTTAGTCCACGTCCCCGTCCCTTCTCGAACAATGTTACCGTCAGCATAAGGATTGATGAACGATTGCGTTGAAAGCTGGTAATAGTTTGTCGAGTTGTTAGCCGTGCTGCGACTGATGACAAAGGCATACTTCGTCGCTGCCGTCAGTGTGGGAAGCGTAAGAAATTTAAAATTGTATGAGAGATATGAAGTCGTGAGCGTGGAGCCGCTTATTACCGTCGAGGTAGCAAGCGAAGCGCCGATTGGCAAGCCAGAGCCGTCAACGGCGTAGATGTTGAGAACCAGATTGTCTGTTGGAGCGGCAACTTTTCTCAGAGTTACGGAGATAGACGAAATTATTGTGTTACTGCCGCC